GAGTTCTCACCAACGGCACGAACCATTTGGAGAGGAACATATGGGCAGTAGAAGATACCAGCATCATAAGGGGAAGAACCCTTATAACCAACAACATAATACTGGTTACCTGGAGTTGCGTTAGCAGTTGTCAGGTTAGCAGAATATGGATCGATGTAGACGCGGAATTTGCCCATCAATGTACCAGCAAAAGTATTGCCGGTGTCATCAACGTTGAGGTTAGCATTGAGTGCAGGGGTATAGTCGAGAACACCAGCCATGGTGAGTGCTGAAGCAACGTCAGCAGAGCACATGATGATGTTGCCCTTTCCACGACGAGTTCTTTGTGCGATTGCGTTAGCATCACGCTCGATTTGGAAAAGAAGACCCTTGAACTTTTCAACTGACCAACGACCGTTGGAGTCAACGTCAAGATCGAATACACCAGCAGTAGCGGTGTTTTGAACAGCACCTTGCTCAGCAATCTTATAGATGGTACGAATAACTTCGCGGTTGATTTCAGCAAGAATTTCTGTTGAGAGAATGTTTGCCAATTCCGCTTCAGCATTCAAACCATGAATTGCCTTGAGATCTTGAGCGAGTTCAAGTGAGTACTCAGCTTTCAAAGCTCTAGACTTAGCGGTAACAGTGACTTTCTCGATTGAGAATGCCATCTGGTTGAAACCAGCATCGCCAGAGCCATCAAGGTTCTCAGCGTCACCTGTTGCCATTCCTTGTCCAACGTTATATGGAGAAGGCTCAGTGGTGGCAGTACCAACTGGGTTCAGAACTGAAGGGTTAGTACCTGACTGAGCAGTAGTACCGAAACCAACTTTAGCATCGCTGAAACCACCAGAGAGGTTGCGTCCAGCGTTCTCGCCAGAGAATGCTGTATCAACTTCATTGTAGAAGGATTCTGAACCAGACTGATTCTGGTAACGTGAACGCATTGCGAAGATGAGTCCGGTAGGACCGCTCATTGGTTGAACTCCAGCCAAGTCATAAGCGACAAGGTTAGGCATTGAACGTCTAATCAATGAGATTAGAACTGGATCGAAACCAGCAGCAGGACCAGAAGCGGTTGCACCACCACCAAAACCACCAGTACCGGCAGAGTTGGTTGGTGCTTCCATCAGGTTGATACCCGAATCGAATGCTGCAGATTCTCTAAGGAATTTTTCTTGGTTTTCGAGCAGGACAGCGGTTACAGCTCTACGATGTGAATCCTTGATAGGATCGATGCCCTCATAGTTGAGGAGAGGAGCCCACTTTTCCTGCAGATGCTCAGATTGGAACATTTGCTTTTACCTTCTTGTAAGTGATTGTTTACGTTTGATTTAATATTAAATTCAATTATTTGCTGAATGCTGAAAGAGTCTTCAGATAAGCAGCCATTGATCCTGAAACAGAATCATATGAACTGTCTACACCCTCGGACAGGGTTTCAGTTTTAGCAGATGGAGATACTGTTCTTGAGAAGTAAGACTCCTTCAATGTCTCCAGTTTCTCACGATATTCTTCCTCACTTTCAAACTCAACACTTTCGGCAAGTGAAGCGAGCTTCTCTTTCTGAGTGGAAGCAAGTCCCTCAGAAACCTGATCTAAGATTCCATCAGCAACCGACTCTGCGAGACGCCTGTTAAGGGAAACATTTTTCTCAATCTGCTCGTTGAGTTTTGTCTCCATATCATCAAGTTTATTTACCATGCTCTCAAGTACATCATATTTATCTTCAGGGATTGTTACATAATGATCTTCAAAAAGACCTTTCATTCCTTCAAGGAATGATTCAGTCATTTCGGTCTTGAGACCGCCTTCAATTGCGAGTGCGTTCTCAGTGAACCACTCATCAGATACATACTCAAGGTATGCATCTACACGTTCGGAAAGTTCAACCTTGATTTCTTCAACTTCCTCAGAAAGTGCTTCGGAATATTGAATTTCAAGTGCTTCTTTGATTTCACCAACTTTTGATTTTAGGGCAGCTTCAAAGATTGTCTTTGCCTTTGCCTTGAATTGTTCGGAGAGTTCTTCTCCACCAAGAAGAGCATTTACATCATCTTCAATTTGGAAGGATTCTTCCATTGCATCTTCCTGAGCCTTATCATCTTCTTTAGATTTGGGAGGTTTCTTTTTACCATTCTTATCATATTCTCTTTTATCTTCTTCTTGATCTTTTGTACTATTTTCATTTTCTCTTCCCTCTTCTTCTAAAAGAGATTCATCATAGTCAGAATCTTCCTTCATACCTTTCATAGGATCGGCAGCCTTAGCACCCTTGTTTACAACATCTCTGACTTGCTTGAGTGTTGCACCTGGGGTTTTTAGTTTTGCCGAATCATCATCTGGCTTATAGTTTTCTGGGGTAGGACCTCCAAGGTCTTCCCAACTACCAGTTTGCCCTGGTGGCAAATTTCCAGACAATTTTGGCATAGAATCTGCTGCTTTCGAATTCGCATTCACAGCAGTTCTGGATTGCTTAGTGCCCACTTCCATTTCTTGTAGATCTCCACGAGACATTTGAACTCTCCGATTTACCTGTATTAAATCTATATTTATTTATAATTTAAAGATTTGCGAGAAAATCATTGAACAAATCTAATTTTTGTTCATCAAGTTTCTTTTGGTCTACAAGAGTGTTAATTCTTGCATAAGTCTTTGCTGCATACTTTTCACGAAGAATACCACCATCCCATACCCATTCCTTACCTTCCATAATACCCGATACAAATGCATCAGGGGCAGAAGGGTCTGCAACAATATCAGCAGCAGTAGCGAGCATAAAGTCTTCACCGACGACATTGATTCCTTCTCTTGTCAGTTTGAGGGAACCAATACCACGAGAAGAAACACCAAGTTTTAC